GTAAGTACCGTCGGCGTTACGGTTGCTCTTAGAGAACAACAGGAACTTCTCCTCACGACGCTTCCACTCACGCAGAGCTACCCAATACTGATAATCAGCCCACAGATAAGATGTCTTACCTGTCTCAGGATCCTTCAGAGCGATAGCCAATACGGTGCTATAAGCATCGCCGGTGATATCGTAAGAAAGACGCAGAGTAGTCAGGTTGTTGCGCATCTTAAACGGAGTCTGATAGTTGATGATATCTGCCTCATCGCTATACTCTTCGTAAGCAGAGCCAATACGATTTACCTGACGGCCGGGCAGGAGGAATTCAGCAGGAATGTAAGCGCCGTCAAAACCCTCAGCAACATAGCACTCGTATACCCAAGTGCTGCCATCCTGGAAAGGAAGACCGCTTACACGTACCTGAAAGTTAATATCGTCAAAAGCAAGGATTGCACCGGGACCAAACCACTTCTCTTCCAGACCGATATAAATGGGCTGACCATTCAGACCGGGGAAGATATTATTACTTGCAGCATTTGATGCAGTAATTTCAACACCGTTTGCTTTTGCGTAGCGAATATTTACTGCGTGATCAGAATCGATCATTACAGACCACTCATATTCGCGGTTTTCAATAATCATAGTTTTGCCGAGACCGCCAGTGATCAGGTCAATTGCAGTAGATACGCCATCATCCTTAGTACCAAACACCAAAGACAACAGACCTGATACTTCATGGGGCTTTGTCAGCAAAGCATTAGAAATCATGTTCTCGTCAACCAAATCGCTAAAACGCTTACCGCGATACAGTTGAAGGTTGTTTAAAAGTGTATTCATATATTATTTTGATTAATTAATATGTCTCATCATAGGAACTTTGACGCTATTTCCCATGCTGGACGCTGCTTGTCTTCATCGGCATTAAACGTAGTATGATTTTTACTAGAATGCCTTAACACTTGTCTAAGCTTCTGAGCAGCTGTAGTTTGGCCTGATTTCTTTGCTTCTGTTACAAAAGAATCAGCGCGCATTGTGAAGTAAGCAGATTCGATCAAATTCTTTGCAAAATTCTTCTTGAAGTCTTTTTGGTATTGTGTAACACCATTGGCATCCTGCTTAAATATATAATCAAACAGAGCTTTTCTATCTTCCTTTGGAACAGCTACACCATGTATTTCAGTAAGGCCATTAATCTTTGTCGTCATATCTGTAACAAATGCTTTATTCTGCTCCTCTTGTCTTATACGAGCCTGCTCTTGCTGTTGCCTGAGTTGCTCGGCTTCTTGCTGTCTAATTGTCTTCAATCTACTCAAAGCATCTTCTGCTTCCTCTTCGAGCATATCTGCGCTTTCGTAACGATCTATTTTGTTGTTTATCTGATCTTCTGAATAGCCATTAGCACGTAAGAGTTCACGTATAACTGCTCTTTGATTTTGTTCATCTTCGATGTCGAGCGTGTCGTAGTTTATTTCTTGCTGTTGTACAGTATAGAAATCTTCAAACTTGCCACCATTCTTAATGTATTCATCAAGTTGCTGGACACGTTCGTCAGCATATTCCGGTTTAGAATTTTGTTCTACGACTTCTTTGAGGTAATCAGTAAGACCTTCTACAGTTACTGGCCTTGAATCTTCCTCAATATCGTCGACATTCCATCCAAATGATTCTGCGACAGCGTCAAATAGAGCACTAACCTACTGAGCTTCTGTTACATCATCTTCAGTAGGATTGTTGTCATCAACATTGTCCAGCCCTTTGTCGGCAGTATCATCTGGTGTTTTTGAACCGTTATTCATATTGTTTAATACCTCTTCAGGTATTTCGGAGTCGTCATCATGACTATCCGCAGTACCTTTCTTATCATCGTCCTCAAGCATAGCACTTGGTTTGGTACTCAATGGATCATCTTCCACATCTACAAACTGATCTTGCTTATCCATATCAGAAACTTCTTCTTTTGTTTCGATATTAGTATAACCAAGGTCATCCAATACATTGTCGAATGCAGATGGAATAGTGTTCTTCTTCTTCATATTTAATATTAAATATATTACCTTATCGGTTAGTTATTTTTGGAATTGACAATGCGTCGAATATAAATCCGTTCACAATGTCATCTTTCTGTGGAGCGCTTGCCCACGGAGTTAGATTTTCTAAAGAAATAGTCTTCAGTAATCTGTTTAACGCAATTTGATTATCGATTGCGGCGATAACCTGCTGCGTATGAGTTGGGACCGTATTTCTAAGACTTATTGATTCTGGTACATTGGGATCAAATACTCGGTCTACAGGAAGAATTGGTTTTTGCACTCTCAAGGCATCAACGGGATTGGATATCTACGGCACCTCGTCAGCAACCTATTTCGCAACGGTTTTGAATTCTTTATTACGATAATCCTAAGAATCGTGCCACATAGCGATTCGGTCTCTATTTCTATTTGGAGTTTGCTAGGCTGCATAGTCAAGATGCTTTTCAGCCTCTTTCCAATCTCCTTTTTGGGCAGCAGCAACAAAATTTTTCATTTTGGTGTGAACATATTCTCCACCCTAATGTTTAATATCTGCCCAATAAGTTTTTTGCCCGGGTGTCCAATCTGCCCAATTAGGAAACAGTTTTTCTCCGCTTTTATAATATCTTTTTACGTCTTCCCGTAATCGTTCTAATGCCTCTTTTTTGGTCCAGTTTTTTAAGTCTTTCTTCGCTGTCCAACCGTATCCTGCGGTAGGGATTACATACTTCTAGTGTTTATCGCTCCACTTTCCACGTTTCTTTGCGATTTCTTGTGAAGCATGTGTATCTTCATATACATGATCTACAAACCCTTCGTGTTGAGCAATAAACCTAACAGCCCTCTCGATTTCGTTGAACAACTCTGACTCCTATGTATCTTTACCATCGTCAAAGAAATTTAAATTAGAGCCAAAAGAGGGAGTCTGGAGTTTCTGTCCCCATGCAGGAATATAAACTGCATTATTTGTTCTATCACTCCATTGTCCTCCAAGCACACCCTACGGGTTGTATTGTGACTTTTTACCGCTATATTTACTTCCCACACTGAATGTCGGATGGTAGGCAGTTTTAAACTCGTCTGTCCAATGGTTCAGTGCGTTTCCCTTGCCGTTTGGATATTTATTATAATATCCACGATAATCATAAGAATTATCATTAAGAATACGAAACAGTTCTTGGTCAACGGTTAATTGTTTTTCGCCATACAATTTTCTAACCCTGTTCCACTCGGCATTATTATCTTTTGCAACACGTTCCATTGTGGAAACATATTCTTCGTCTGAAATAGCCTTGCCTTTATCGTATACCTTCAACCCATTCTTCCAAGCCTGAAAACGATTTCTAAAAGCAGTAGGATCTTTAAGCATATCTACCTCCCCCGTCTAAGCGGTTACCAATTATATTAGCAAGTATGTTTGTCATGAAATCATTAGATTCGTCACGGTGCACAAAACGAAGTATTTCTTTTAACAGAAGATTGTTTTCACGAGTTAACTAAAGCAATTCTTTTTCTTCAGTGTATGTCATAATTACTTCTCCCCTGTAGTTTTATTCTTGATCGCAGTACGAGCTTTTATTTTTTCTCTTTCGAGAGCAGCTTCGTCTTTTTGTTTCTGAAGCTCTGTTTCATGCTTCATCTTTTCGCGCTCAAGATTTATTTTCTGATCTTCAATTTCACGCTTCTGTTTAGCTTCATATCGTTTAGTATATGCGTCAGAAGCTATCTTCCTTTGTTGTGTAGCATCTTTAGCAATCTCCATCGGATCAGGTATACCATTCTAATTAGCATCCTTTTCTTCAGTACCACGATATGCACTAATTTCTGCGACGGCTATTTTAGTTTGGTTGTCAGCATCAATCTTATACCTTTCAAGATCCATCTTAGCCTCTTCAAGCATAAGCTCTTGTTCACGCATCTCATTCTGCATTTGCTGTAATTGCTGTGCTTGCTGAGCTTCTGCTTCTTGTTGCTGTTGTGCAGCTTGCTCTTGACGTGTTTGCATATCCTTAAGTTTTTGCTTAAGTATATTAAAGTTGTCGTTAGTCAACACTTCAGCTGCTTCAAGAAGGCTAGCGCCATTCTGCATTGCAGGCTGAATAAGTTGTTGAAGCTTTTGAATATTTTCAAGATCTTTTGAAGTATCGGAAACAAACACATCCATGTCTTCATAATAGAACTTATCTGCAATATCTAAGAAAGCACGTTCTCCGTTATCGAATACATATGATAACTTCTTTTTTCCAGTCTCTTCCCAAGCGCCCTTAGCTGTATTAAGTAGCATATTTAAGGCTTTACGCTTGCACTGGTTATGTACCCAAAACAACGGTTCTGTAATATTACTAGATTGTACTACAGATCTTTCTACATTTCCAACAAGTTCGGATGTACTTATTTCTCCCATGCGTTGCTCAGTAATACCAGAGATTGTTCCGGCGAGCTGCTCTATCTTGTCCATAAGCTGAATATACTCGGCAATTACATTCGACATTGTCAAATCTAAAGCCGTCATCTAATTGAACTGAGCAGGTTTTCCACCTTCACGACCCGGAATATTCCATCCCTCTTCATATGGGTTAATAAAGTTTACACCTACTGAAGACAGATAATGCATCCATCTATCAGGCGTGATTCCCATAGACTTCGGTATTTGAGTAATATCCATGTTAATGACTTTTCCTTTATCTCTAGCAATAGCTAATTCCAATCGATACCATAATACAATATACATATATTGAAGAGGTTTTAGTATACTTACTAAAGACCTTGGCTTGCTGTTAGTATTACTATATACAGCGCCTGTATATGGAAGCTTTTGTGAGTTAGGATTGTCTATTGAAACATGTTGATATTCCAATGGCTAAATACCAAAATACAAATCCGATCCTGCACGGTAGCCTTCCCAAACTTCTACTATCCAATCAGGTTCTACAGATAATTCTTGACCAGTTTTAATATAAGTCTCATCTACAATATCAACTTGCGGCTGGCCTGCTTCATCTAGTGTAGTAACATAATAGATTTTCTTGAAGGACTTCCAACAGCAATGCCATACGTTGATAGCATATCTTGTCTTCTGGTCATATACAGGATTGTCGTAAATGTGCATATTGATATGTGCAAAATTATCAACAGGGTCCTTTTCTCCAAGATCGTTTGATGGTCTACCGGTCATCATTTCTTCAAGTTTGTCCAGATCCTTTTCTGTCAGTTTGTTATTATACCTATCGTATATTTCTTGCATAGGCATACGCATTCTACGGCAACACCAACTGCCGTCTTCTATAAATTCTAGATCTGGGCTCTTATCATAAGAGAAATACAATGGATTCACTCGCTCTAAGTATGGCTCGTTATTTAATACACCTACATAATAAATTTCAGTGCCTGCAATAAGAGCATCTTTCCATCCTTTTACGAATTCGTTATCAAATCCTATCTTTTCTCTTAAGTATATAAGCGTGTGATACGCAGTGTTTTCTACTACATCTTTGTAGTCTTTGTCCATATATTTAGCAATTGCTTCTGGTGGCATGATTTCGCCACTGTCTAATTGTTGCTAAAACTATTGTTGCTCTTCAGGACTCATTCGCGCTGTGATAGCGGCCATAATATAATTCATGAGCAACTGTTTCTCTTTTTCCTGCAACTCTGAAGCTGCTTCTTGCGAAGTTCTAACTACTCTGAAATTTAAAGGTCTTTTCGTTTCTTCTCCGATAAGCAAGTCAATTTTCGGCCTGATTATGTTGAAGTCTTGTGGGCTTGCAGGAAATCCGTCCTCGACTTTAAACGGGTTTGTTATACGTTTAAAATCTTTCTCGTCGAATATACTATTATACAAATCATAATAGGTCTGCATCTCTCCAAATCTGGTTTTGCTTTGTCCGCCACCAGAAACAACATTGCTCTCGCCAATAATATAGTTTACGCAATCGTGTTGCCACTGTTCCTTTTTCTTACTCAATGGCAGTTTTTGTCGAGGAAACGAAGAGTTATACAAATTGTCTTCTACTCTGATCATCGTTAAAATGTAAATGTTGGCGTACTATCCTAAACGCTCTCAGTGTTCCACCATTGGTCTCCAAAGAGAGGCATTTCAAAAAGTTCAACCTATTTGTTTTGTTCTTTACTTTTAGAAACCTTTACTAAATATAACTCTTCCCTATATATCATCACCATACACATGGCAATTAATCGGTCGACGTTTTTGATTCCGTCATTTTCAATGAGCTCTTCTATTAAAGGTTCGCTATATACTCTTTCTAGATTAATATGGCCTTCTTCGTATTCTTCCATCAACCATTCAAGGATGAGGCCTTCGCCATATGCTCTAATCTATTTTGTCATGTGGCAGCCTTTACGGCGCTGCACTTTACTGTCCTTAAAGACTTCCGTTATTACTTTATCCGGCTAGTCGGCCAATAAATAATCGCAATGCTTATTTGTAAAATATGGATATATACCCTTTCTTTCATTTTCAAATAGAAGCCGTGCGTTATAGAATACTAATAGTTTTCTTACGTTCTCATAGTATTCTTCAGCTGTTGCAGGTCTTCCTGTGTATTCTGCGACAATCACATCATTCCAAGCTTCACCAGCTCGTACACGTTTAAATATGAACGTTGATCCAAGAGAATTAGTAAATGATTCATCGTGATCGTATGGGTCACATCCTGCTATGTATAATCCATATGGCGGATCTTGTACAGGATATTCCCATATTACTACAGACCCTTCAGGTTTATCATCCTTCTTTAAGTGATATGTAGTTATATCTCCAGACTTCTTTTCTTTTGCAACAACTTTGCCATTATCCCAACTAAGATCAACAATGTGCTTCATGCTTTGAAGTTTCTTGTTTGTTCTTATTCTTGTTAACTAGTCCATTAGCAGTTTTCTTGGGAATATGTTCTTTCCTAATTCCAGTACAGCTTCTTGCGGTTTAATTGGTCGTTCTGAGATAAACCTGTCTATTGATTGTTGTGTTGCACCTCCATCTTTGATCTTATTTCGCTGCTCAATCAATTCTTCTATAGCCTTTTCTTTATATGTATTGCCATCTTCGTCCATGAACCTAAACTTGCCATTATCGTCGACAGCATCCATATTTGACCAAGAAGGAACAAAGAATCCGCATTTGGTAGCTTCGGCATTATCATCCCATATATTAGGAAATCCTAATACATTATACGCATCTGGTTTATAAAACAAGTCTTTTAGTCCGTCAAACGAACCACCTTCTGTACCACCAGTTCCAAAAGCGATCATTAAACCAAATGCCACACCGTCATCTGTTTCTACAGCAGGTTGTTCAACACGCCACGCAGTAAGCAAATTTGGAAACTTACCACCTTCTTCCCATAGTACAAGTTTACCACGAGTACCACGAATACGTTCTGGGTCGTTCTTTAGTGTTATACCAGTTATACTTGATAAATAACCGTCTTCTGTTTGCTTGCCAAATTCGTCAGTTATTTTAAAACCGGCTACTCTTTCCATACGAGTAGATACAAGCCTTTGCTTAGACCACTCTGTATGTTTATCGCAGAAATCCATTATTTGCCATGCTTTTGTTAACAAACCATCGCCTATAAGAAACTTTTGTTCGGAAGCAACTGCAAAGTTTTTAGAGCCGGGTATAAGTTCATAGTTTCTAACTAACATACTGGCACCCTTGAATGAGTATCCTCTCTGACGAGCTTTTAACACAGCCATATGTTTACCAGCATCCTCCGCTTCTTCTATTGCATTAAAATAGTAATAATCGTAATCATAAAATCTTGGGAAGCCTAATATACGCTCTCTACGAGTTCGTTCGTTGCCGAACTTGTCTTTATATTTAACTTCATCCAGTTTCATGATTGGAGAATAATTAAGATAAAAATAATGGTATCCTGTTATGGCGTCTCCATCTGGTGCAACATACCCGTGTAAACATCTTTCTGTTTCTTGGTCCCAAAACTAAATGTAGTCAGTAGTACCTCTTGGGGCTAATGTATAACACCCATGCTCTTGAAAAAAGATAGCAGCTTGTCGAAACTTATCAGAATTATGAATCCTTTTATTAAAGTCTACCATATTTATTATCTTGTTTATTTAATTACCATGCAAAATATAGTTCGGCGGTGCTGCGCTCTGACATAACTATTATATTTTTTACTTCAAATCCCCAATTGTCGGTAGTAATTGTAAGCTCATTTCCGTTTTGCACAAAAACTGCATTACGTATTTTGTCTTCATGATAATCGTAATAAACAAGTACGTTTGTTACGGGTGTATCATCGCTCATATAAATTGTTGCGCCATTAATATCTGTAAATTTTACAGTGCCGTGTGTAATCAGTTCTTGCTGGTTGTACGTCGTGCCGTCGGCGAGTTTTATGCCAGTAACTTTATACTGAGAAATGGAGTCATTTATTTTTTCCTGTACCTTATTAGCATCTAAAATATCGCCAGATACATATTGATCACCAGAACCGAGTATAAGGTTAGAAGTCACATAAATACCTTTGTTATTACGTATGTGAATATTTGTCTTCCTTTTCATAAACTATAAATATAATTAAGCCTATTCATCCATCCTTTAAGCCATTTCTTCTGTGTAGGATTTTTACGCACAATTGCTTCAAAATAAGCTTTTCTTGTTTGATATATTTTATCTTTAATGCCCGGCGTATTGTTTAATGCAGCTAATGTTTTAGGCCCAACTATCCCGTCTGCCGTAACACCTAACAAAGTCTACATCTTTTTAATTGTTGTTGCGCCTGAACCCCAGACCCAATCAACTACAATGTTTGCTACATTTTGGTCGGCTATGTTTTCGGCCTTCCATTTACTCCAATATAAAGTATATACTATGTCTCGCCATACTTTATAAGGCATTGCTTTTAAATCGTTCACAGATGGGGACTTCCACCCCTTATATCTGCAATATGTGCGATATGTACCAATGGTAATACCTACCATTGTCGCACCACCAGTATCATCAGGATCGTTGGAAAATCCACGCTTTTTTGCTCTAACGTATGCCTGCTCCAACGGCTCTCCTTCTTTTACTGTAATTCCTGCCTCCCATCGAAACAGGATAGGTATGAATTTATCAATCGTTGACATATCAGTAATTTTTAACAGTTTCATACATTCCTAATACTCCGCCACCTTTTATTCTTCCAGACTCAAGCTGATCTGCTTTGGCTTGTTTCATTGCTATATCCAGAGACTTTACTATACCACCTACGTCTTTAAGCACCTTACTTACTTTTATACACGTGTCGATATCTTGTCCTTTAGAATACTCTTTTAATGTGGCAATAACTCCCTCTGCCGCAGATTGCGAAGCGCTAAGTAATCTTGTGCCAGTAGTTTCTTGTAATTCCAAAAATCTATTTGCAAGCTCTTCTACTTCTGCAGTAGGCTTATAATCTTCGTTCTTGAATACGTCTTTGGCTACAACCGAAGCCCTCCTATCAACAGGATAGGCTTCGTATGGTGTGTTCCATTTATGTAGCCATATTACATATTCAATCTCCTTTAGCGCTTCAGATTTGTCTTTTGCATTATTGTAATGATCTTTAAATGGGGGGATAGCCAAATCCTCAGGGCTAAGCTTTATTTTGTTTCCTTGAATATCAAACATATTTTAATAGTTTCATAACCATCATATACATCCGCTTCACTATATACCCTATAAGATAAGCAGCTTCTTCGCTACCTTCTTTAATACCATAGTAGGAACATATATGAGATTGAACATGTTTTGCTTCATGCACCACAGTACTCACAAACTAACTAGAGTTAGTAGCTTTACCTATACACACAACACTCATCATGTATTCCGTATTTGTAAAAGTAAATCCTGTATTGCGATATTTAAGTACACGAAACGCTTTTGCTAAATCACTATCTGGGCAATCCAATTGAAGTAACGAATCTTCTATTTCTGGGAAATCAGAAACATCTACATTGTAGTAAACAAGGATGTTCCATCCTTTGTTTCCGAGCTAAATATATTGGGCAGCCATCATACAAATTCACTCCAATCAACTGGAATGCCCATGTGTTTAACATCAGACAACCACCTAAAGAATACCTGCCCATCATATCCATCGGGGTCGTCTATTACATTTTTAACATACATGCACAAATGAGCGTCATCGTTTGGTACGCTCTTTCCCAAGAAATCAGCTTTGCACATATTAGCGACGTATACATAATCGTATAGTTGATTATATTCCAGCTTAATATTCTATGCAGCAAGCTTATCGTCGATTTCTTGTTTAGTTATAGGGCTTATCTCGCCGCTTTCCTTTTTCATGAGACTAGTGGCAAATTTACACAATGCTTTTGTGAAATGCGGCCCGTATAGCCTTAGATATTTTTTATAAGCTTTAGTTGTTTCCATTTTGCCCTTGTTTTGTTAATAGAGACTCTAACCTACCAAGAACCGTTTGCATGCTGTTTACCTAATTAGTAAGATCTTCGATAGCAGAATCACGTTCCTGCTCTTTTGCATATACAGGATTAAGATCTTTAAGTATTGCTTCACAAGAAGCAATCATCTTTTTATGTTGCTCTATACTATCTACTATATCTTTACTGTGTTGCAGCATTGCGTCGACTTCAGAGATCATCGCCTCACGAGTTTCACTAATTACATAATCTCCGTAAGAATGAATTGTTGCGTCACTCGGTACACCTACAATATCTTTCTTTTCTCCGTTGATCTTAACTGTAATATCTACAACAGTCTGCATGTTTGTTCCAAAACTTACAGCAGGATTGTAGGTTTTATACATTGGTCTTTTTTGTGGTGTATTTTCCACATACCCAATCTTTACGTTTGGCTCATTAGTCTTATCTAATAAATAAACTGTAGAACCCGGTCTAAGTGCTGAAAACATAATGTCTATAAAATAAAAGGTCATATGGGGGCAAAAGCCCCCGTACAACCAAATTAATAACATCAGCGTCTACGCATGCCACGCATACGACTTACCGTTTTATGCCAAACCCCATTAACTGGATCTTCGTCATTACGATATTTCATACGCATAGCGCCACGTTTACCGCTGCGAGAGATGCGGTCACGATAATTAACCTCAAACTCTCCATCTTCTTCATCCATATTATCAAATGGGATTTCAAAGTCCTCACGTTCTTCGTAATCCTCATCTGCGTCCTTACTTGACTCATAACACTGATACAACGTATCCTCCAACTCGCACATAGCCATTTTGCATTTTTTGCCATATTTCTTGGCTTCATCGAGTTGGTCTAAAGCCCTGTCTAACAGAGCTTCGCGCAATTCAATAATAACCATAAGCGTATATATTTATAATTAAGCGTTCGTTGCGGGAGTAGTTGTAGTAGCGCCGGCAGTAGCCTGAGTCAAACGGTTTGCCCAATAACTTGAGATAAAGTCAGCACCAGCATTTGCAATAAGTGTAGGTACTGCTGTCCATGAGTTGTTGGGTAAAGTAATCGTTGAAGGCTGCGCAGCTTTGATTGCAGCAAGTTCCTGCTGTATAGGAGCAATCATACCTGCAATCTGTGCTGTCTGTGCAGCATTACTAGCGTTGCTACGCAGAATAGAGTTCTCTGCAATCAGAGAATCGATCTTATTCTGCAACTCGCGTTCCTTAAGATCACAGAATTCTTTAGTAATCATTGTAGACTGATTACCGATTGCGGACACAATAGCCTATGTATTGCGATCTGCCTGTGATCCGAGCTGATTGGTCTACTCTATTGTTGCTATACGAGACTCATAACCCTGCTGTGTTGTCAGCAGACGATTCTCGCAGCAGCATTCACAGAGTTGACGAGAAATAGCGGCATTTCCACTCTGCAGGGCATTTGTTACCTGCAAGAATCCCATACCGTTTTGTGCACCAACGGTAGAGATCGCATCACGTACAGAGTTAACTGCGTTGGAAACCTAATTAAAGTCTGCATTGATTGTAGCTGCCAGAGCGCGTACATCAGCATCAGTGCCGTTAATAGCATTCATAATGAGATCGGTATTGTTGTTATTGTTCAGTTGATTGGCGATACCATAACCGTTGCCGCCAAAACCGTTACCCCATCCACCAAAACCGTTGCCGAATAACATAGCGCCAAGGAGGAAGCCTAATATGCCGCCACCCCAGCCACCGAGGCCGAAGTTGCCGTTATTTCCGTAACCATACTCTGGGAACATAAGAATTTTACTATTATCCATGTCAATAAAATTTAAAATGTTAATATTAATCAATACATCTTTTTAACAGTAAGATGAAACTGTAACATTAAATTTTATTGTGCTGTCAAAATAGTTGATGATATGTTTGATAGATTTTGTGTATGTTAAAAATGCGCAAGCTGTTAAATTG